GTGAGCAAATGGCATTTAGGTACACAACAGCAATTAAAAAACTACGAGCATTATCGAAACGAAAAAGGATAGTGCAGGGCGGAACAAGTGCAGGTAAGACATTTGGCATCATACCTATACTTATTGACAAAGCAGCGAAGACACCACGCCTCGAGATAAGTGTAGTGAGTGAAACTATCCCACATCTTCGCAGGGGTGCAATAAAGGACTTCCTAAAAATAATGGACTGGACTGGCAGGTTCATTGATTCAAATTGGAACAGAACACTATTAACCTATAAGTTCACCAACGGATCCTACATTGAGTTCTTTAGTGCCGAACAAGAAAGCAAGTTAAGAGGTGCAAGGCGTAACATTCTTTACATCAATGAGGCTAACAATATTAGTTTTGAAAGCTATCATCAATTAGCAATACGTACAAGTGACGAGATTTGGATAGACTATAACCCAACATCTGAATTTTGGGCGCATACCGAATTGATGCGAGACGAGGATAGCGAGTACATAGTATTGACGTATAAAGATAATGAGGCACTATCTGAGAGCATTATAAAGGAGATAGAGAGCGCACAAACAAAAGCACTAACGTCAAGTTATTGGAGTAACTGGTGGAAAGTTTACGGCTTAGGTGAGGTAGGTAGTTTACAAGGTGTAGTTTTTGACGAATGGAGACAGATAGACACAATACCAAGTGATGCAAAGTTATTAGGGTACGGGATGGATTTTGGATATACAAATGACCCTACCACATTAGTAGCTATTTACATGATGGATAATGAGCTGTACATTGACGAACTACTCTACCAAACAAATCTCAACAATAACGAGATAGGCAATAGGTTAAAGGCGTTTAACATTCAAAGACCTTATGAGATTATATGTGATAGTGCAGAGCCTAAGTCAATCAACGAATTAAGGCTACAAGGTTTTAACACTCACCCAGCACAGAAAGGACATGACAGTATTAAGATGGGGATAGACATCTTAAAGCGTTACCAATTAAACGTAACAAAAAACTCTACGAATTTAATTAAAGAACTGCGAGCCTACCAATGGGAAACCGATAAAGATGGTAAGTTGACGGGCAAGCCTGTTGACCATTCTAATCACGCGATTGACAGTATGCGATACTTTGCCTTAAACAAGCTCAACAACCGACCACGGGGGAAATACGCCTTACTTAACGTTTAGCAATTTAGCCATGGTTTTATATTATAAGACATGGTAGGTAACTATTACGAATTAACAATAAAACAATTTCTTAAGTGTAAAACGATTTCAGAACTTGAAACCGACCCTTTGCAGCGGAAAATTTCAATGCTTGCTGAGTTGAGCGGTAAGACTGTTGACGAGATTGAATCAATGCCTATAACGGACTTGCAAAAGCATTTAGCTAAGTTTAGTTCGATTGATACATTAGAGCCTAATAGTAGGGTTAAAATGCGCATCAAAGTAGGTAGAAAAACTTTTGATTTGATTTGGAAAAGTCAAGAGATGACAGCTTATCAATACATTGATACTGCTAACTTTTGCAAAGACCCAGTAAATAACATTCATAACATCTTAGCCTCCTTAGCGTGTGAGGTAACATGGTACGGTAAGCGTTTAAAGTATAACGGTGCAACCCATAAAGAGCGTGCAGATTTGTTTTACAATGAAATGAAAATCAAACAGGCGTACCCAATAATGGTTTTTTTTTGCAATTACTTAAAGGAATTAGTGGGCAGTACGCAGGACTATTTAATAGCGGAATCGGAGAGAGTGAAGCAGATGGTGGAGAAACATTTTCACAACGCTGGGGATGGATTGTAACACTTAACAACCTATCAAATAATGACCGTTCAAAGTGGGATTATTATGGTGAAATGAATGTGATTGAGTTCTTAAACACTGTTGTATTTTATAAAGAAAAATCTGAATACGAATTAGCACAATGGCAAGCAGCGCAAAGGAAATAGGTAAAAAATACGGACAGTCAACAGCTGACTTTACAACAAGTAGCAACGATGCCGCAGAACAAATAGCCTTAGATTGGACTAATGAAGGTATAGCGTTAATGAGTGCAAAGATTAGAAGTAAGGCAAGGACTGGTTCAGCTTCTACACTTGCTCAAGACATGATACCCAAAGTCGAGCTAATTAGTGCAGGGGTATCTGTTAAGGTTATAACTAAACAAGACTATGCAGACTATGTAGATAAAGGGGTAAGAGGTGTTAAGAAAAACAAAGCACCTAACAGCCCATACAAGTTTAAGAATTTAGGAACACCACCTAAAATGATAAAGTCTTTTAAGCAATACATAGCACGTACTGGAATGAAAAGTGCAAAGATTAATGGGAAACGTAAATCATTATATAAAACAAACAAAAAGGAAGGCACAAAAACTGCTCGTATGGATAGGATTGACCAAGCAGCGCAACAATTAGCAGTTGCAACTAAAATAGGTGGTATAGAACCAATGAACTATAAGGAAGCAGCAGTTAACGATAAAAGGGTAAAACAGTTAGCCGAAAATTTATCGGTTGCATTAGGGCAAGTATTAATAAGTAAAATAGTAAAATGATAACAATACTAAGCGCACCTAATAAGTTTATGGCAGCGCATAATTTTATACCATACACAATAAGCAGTGATAATACTTCACAGCCTAATTTTAATTTTGTGATTGACGTTAACGAAACAGGTGGTTCATCTAATCCGCTTGCACGGTTAGTCTATCCAACGCAACCAAACGTTAACACATTGACGTTTGACGTAGGTAGTGTGCTAAAGAATTATGTAAGCCATGATGCATTGAATGTGATTGGGACTTATACAGCAGCAAACATAAATAGTAGAGTAAACTATTATTGTGAGTTCAGAGAGCTGTACGATAATGTAAGCGGTATCCCAACACTGTCGAACGTATTGGCTAGAGATCCAACAACACCCAGTAGTACTAATTTTAAAGTTGCTACCAACGCTATATTTGATTTTGAGGATTATACACCACTTGCTTATGCAAATTGCAACGTAAGCGGTTTTGGGTTCTTAAATCAATCACTTACAGATGATGAAGAGTTATATTTAAGTCAATATCGGGTGCTTACTTTTTTCGATCCTAATCGAGTTGTAACTCATGTTGCTCTTTCGGCTGATGGTATCGCACCTCAAACGATTCCAGTAAGTTTAACAGCGAACGAATACGTGTTTAACATAAATGCAGTTGCATATTTGTTTGATTATACGGACGGAATACCAATACCTAAAAATTTTGTAATACGATTGCTTTCAGGAAGCACTACTCTAGCAACCAAAAGGTTTAAATTAGGTGATAATTGCAGCCAATACGAAAATGTGAGGTTGCATTGGTTAAACAAGCTGGGCGGAATAGAGGCGTATAACTTTACTAAGTCATCAAAGAAAAGCGAAAACATAAACCGCAAACAGTTTAAAGCACCTTTGCAAATTGGATATAGTAAGAGCGAAAGGCTAAAGACTAATTACAACACAACTATTGAAGATTCAATACAAGTTAACTCAGACTGGATAAGCGATGAATTATCAGAATACTTTGAGCAACTTATAACTTCGCCTGTAATTTATTTAGAACGTTCACCAACGGATTTAGTAGCAGTAAACATAACTAACACAAGTTATCAGACTAAGAAGTTTATGGACGATAGGACAATGTTTAACATATCATTTGATATCGAGTTCACTTATAACAGATATCGCCAAACACTATGATACGCAACCAAATAATTATAGAGCAAACAGGAATAAGTTATGAGTTGGACTTATTTGAAAATGTACCGTTGCCACTAAACAAGTCGATTAGTGATGTATCAAACATTGCAGAACGCAAAACAGATTTTACTAAATCGATTAAACTCCCGGGAACTAATAACAACAACGATATTTTTTCCAACATCTTCAACATTGCACGCAGCATAAAGAACAGCACAACCACTAATTTTAATCCTGACTTTAACCCATCGTTAAAAGCTAATTGCACGCTGTACAAGAATGGCATAGCACAGATTAAAGGGTACTTGCAGTTAACGAATATCGAAATTGTTGACGATTATCAAATCGAATACGAGATTATTATAATAGGTAGGTTTGCTAACTTATTTACAGACATTGCAGATAGAAAACTAGCTGACTTAGATTTAAGCGAATACAATCACCCATATACCAATAATAGTATACAAGCAAGTTGGAGCGCACCAATAGGTGAAGGCTACTATTATGGATTGATTGATTACGGTTATACTTCCAATCCAAACAGATTTTTCGTAAACCAATTGCTTCCTCAGATTTACGCAAAGACTATTATTGATAAAATATTTAGCGAAGCGGGTTATAGGTATAGTAGCGCATTTTTTAATAGTAACTTTTTCAAAAAGTTAGTTGTTCCATATGGTGGTAAGGCGTTAAGGCTATCAGCAGGTGATGTTGAAAATAGATTGTTTTCTGTTGAGAGAAATATTGATACAGGGATGTTGACAATTACTGCATTTAGATATGTAGTTCCATTTAACAACGTACAAAAAGATTCAGCCCCTTCAGGATGGGATGTGTTCACAGATGGTTTTATTGTTCAAGATGCAGGGAAACAAAACTTTGTAACCAATTTAAAACTAAACGTAGCAAATCCTTTGTCGCTTTCAAAAGGTTATGAGGTTCGTGTAGGCATAACAAAGAATGGCGCACCCGTTACAGTTCAGACCGTACCGTTGCCACTTTCTATTCCTGCATTTGGTAGCGTAAACGTAAATATATCTGTCCAAACAGGACCAATAAATGTAGTTGCAGGTGATATACTTCGAGTTGAGTTGTTTAATTTCTTTTACACATTAAGCACTAACTATGTAACAGTATTAGGTGGTTCTAATTTCTTTAATGTTCATAGTGGTGAAATTGCAGAAGGAAACACATTACCAATAAGCGCATTGTTACCGAACGATATAAACCAAACAGATTTTCTATCTTCGATTATTAAGATGTTTAATCTATATGTAGACATAGATAGATTGGACGATAAAAAACTAATAATAGAGCCTTACGATACTTTTTATACCAATAACTTAGTAGACTTAACAGAGCAAGTAGATGTGAGCAGGGGC